ACCCAACAGAGAATTATTTGTATGAGGTAGACAGTCTACCATATGCAGAGAAAGATTATAGATTCTTTGAGAAGGGTAATCATTTTTCAAAGAATATTTACGTTAGATACTGTAAGGCATCAGAGGTAGACGATTATCTACCAATGTTTAAGACATATTTGCTGTGGTATAAACATCTAATAGATGAAGGGAAACCTACTGGAGAAGATGGTAACTATTACCATGACTTTGATAAGTATATGATCAAGTTAGACCCTATCTCAGGGTATTTGAGTAGTGCCTTCGGTAAAGAAGAGTCGGAGAAAATAATCAAGGAATTCTTTTTTAGTTATGCGTGAGTTAACAGAGGACATAGGTGGGTTGATCCTCAGTACTATTGAGGATTTACCTGATGTAGAAACATTACCAAATTTGGTAGTTGAGAAGGATGGTCTTACCATTCGTAATAGAATGTTTAAGACACCTGAGTTAAGGAAGATTCATATAGAAGAAGCAGAGATAGGTGGGATAAAGATATTACATTGTGTATTCTTTCCTGATCCTCATTATTCTATACCTATATTTGGATGTGATATCGTATCCAATGGTAAGACAGTGACTGCTGCTATAGTTGATGTCTCTCCTGTGCATGGTGTTGGTGAGGATTTCTATAGTGAGATAAGAGATCTTAGTAACAAGTTTACCTTTAGTGGTAAGAGAGCACTTCCACTGTGGGGTGATGAAATCTTCTCACCATACTGTAAGTTTACAAGACTGACTGAGGAGATTGATAAAGCAAACTTCTATTGTGTTGTCCTCCTATACCTTAAGGAGTACCGTGATAGAGTCCTCTCTACTAATAGAGATACCTTCTGGGTTAATACCATGAAGAGATTGGATGATCAGATCTGGTATTGTGAGAGTCAGAAGAAGAATGATAAGACACGTGCTATACTAGAGAGATGGTTTGATAAGGAATGGACAGATAAGTATATGAATGAAGTCCTGTTTGATGCACCATGTCTGAAGTAGTATGGTCTGTTAATATTATGTGTGGCATCCTTATATTACTGGTGGGTGTCTCACTCGTATACATATTTAAGTATGACGAATGGTACCCCAATGGGCAAGATGAAACCACCGTCGAGGAAGAGTTGCTACAACTTCCGAGTGACGGAGATAGTAAAAGTAGTTGATGGAGATACCATTGACGTAGTAATAGATTTAGGATTCGATATCTATAAGCATGAACGTGTACGTATTGCTGGTATTGATACTCCTGAAAAGAGGACTAGAGATCTAGAAGAGAAGGCACTAGGAATAGATGCTACTAACTGGATGAAAGGTACTCTAGAGGATACAATTAAAGGAGACGATGAACTTACCATTAGAACCGAACTTAAAGGTGGCATGGGTAAGTATGGTAGGCTTCTTGGTTGGTTATACGTTGGCGATGATGATGTATCACTCAACGAACAAATGATTGAAGAAGGATATGCTTGGGAGTATGATGGTGGTACGAAGCGTAAAGACTTTGCATCTCTAAGAGCAATCAGAGAAGCAAATGGTACCATTGATGTGGAACCAAGTGAGGGAGACCCACTACCAGAGGTAGGTGATGGAATTCAATCTACCACTGCTGCTAACTTACCAGGATTATACTAATGTTTGGAGTATTAAATGTTGTAGAAGCATGGAATGAAATCTCATGGGCAGATGCTATTCCATTCACTCTAGTATTGATAGGTCTTTACTGGGTTAAAGTAAAGATAGATGCATCTGTTGGTATAGGTAGAAAGAAACAGAATCAACTCAAGAGAACTATTGTAGAGGCAATCAAAGAAGCCAATGGCTGAAAAGCAGGAGATTTATCTAGGTAACCCGAATCTCAAACGGGCTAACGTTAACACTAACTTCACACCTGATCAGGTGCAGGAGTTTATAAAGTGTAGCGAGAGTCCTGTTTATTTCATTCGTAACTATATTAAGATCGTTAACCTCGATCAGGGTATAGTTGGGTTTGATCTGTACGATTTCCAAGAAGACATGGTGAATCGATTCCA